GATTAGGTTGGTTAACACCGTCTTGAAAAACAACGCCAGCAACAGTCTTAGCCCAAGACGCTACATTGTAATCTAACTTTAAAGAATTTGTGTTACCCGTACCCGTACCATCAGCAGCCTCCCGCGTCTTACGTGCGATGTCTAGCGTAGAACCTGGTACCGACTGTATGAACACATGTTGCGCAGAAGAGTCTAAGCGCATAGTAGCATTTGTACTGGCATTCCATAATGTTGTCCACGTTGTAGAAAGTCTGTGCTTGTAGTATGCGTTGCCGTCTTGAACAACTAAAATAAAATCACCTAACGCATACACAGCTTGTATGGGAACACCTGCAGTTAATCCTGCAGTTATATTCTCAGGCCGTCTTACGGGACGCAGATCACCAAACCTATTGCGCACATTAATGCCCAGACGATACTCGTCATCAGCGAGACGAGCGTCATCTACGGCCATGTTCATGCCGCCTATAAACGATGTTTGCGCGTAGCGAGCCATGTTAGTTTGTCATGATTGTGGCGTTTAAATACTGCTAACTGTTCTTGTCCACGTTCAAGATCAGCTTGACGACGTGCGAGTGACCGCGATGCTTTACGATCATGTAAGATCGCTTCTTCCATTTTACCCTGCTCCTCAAGAAACAACTCCATACATTTACTTACAAGTATGTTATCGTATCCCGGCGCAGGAAATTCATCAGTATCGTTTTGTAATCTTGTTAAAGCTTTCTTATAAAGAACCTGCACAGTGTGTGCATCATCTTGTGCAGCAGATGTTGAGAAAGGAAACTCACTAACATCAACAATAAGATACTTAGACTCTAAAGCGTTAGATGGTATCTCTGCATAAACTATGGATGTGTCAACGTAGTCTAGCAACTGTACCTTACCTTGTGTAGCTGCAGGTTTAGAACTGCGAGTAAACCCTATAATATCTGTTATAGGTACGCCGGGATCAGCCACAGTATCTGACTGTGTTCCAGCAGCAGTCCCAACTGCAGTTGTGGTATGCGCTATATTATAACTATCACTACGATCAGTTTTACAAACTAAGTTAATAACCTCACTTGCTGCAGTAATACCAAAATATTTAATACGCAGTTTGTTTGTTGCGTTAGCTGCTTCAGTAATACTTGTTGGCAACGTACGCTGTATAGGGCTGTAGCCTTTTACACGAAATTTATTGTGGTCTGCTGACCAATTGTTTTCACGATAACGTTCTGTAAGTGGCACAGTTTCCCACATATCGTGGTTACTACCCTTCTCACGAATCTCACGAATCGTATAAACATCTGACGGCATGGCAATAGTCTTATCACCTTGCACATAAAACTCTGCTTCTTCTAACGAACCCGGCATATCAGACTGTTCGTAAAGTTCTTGTGCAGCTTCGTTTAAGTAATCAAGCAGCAACGCACGTTGGCTGGTATCGCTCGGAAGCATACCAACCTTCTTACCAAACCTATCTAATATATACTCTACGCTCATCGTTTAACCAAAGGTGCTGTACTAGGCTTGTCACGTTTTGTAACAGGCGCAGTTTCTTTTGTTGTCGTTGTTTTTACAACTGGTGTCATTTTCTTTCTAAATCATATTCAAGACGGTTTATTGTCTTGAGTGCTTCTCTTGTAAACTCTGGTGCAGCTAACGCAGCTTTCTCAAACTCAGGATGCTGCAACAATCGCTCACTGTTATTTAACTTCACGCTCACGCACCCGCTTAATAGCGTCATCAACAGCGTCATCTTTATCATCACGACGCTTCGCTGCACTAATCCCCCGCACTTCGCCAGATAACTTACCAAGTATCTTTTGAAGTGCAGGGAACAAAAGCAATGTCCTAAAAATTGCATAGAGTGCTTTTAGCATTTATTACGTTTTCTTATTACGCTTGCTGCTTGCTGCCTTACGTGAACGTTCTTTTCTATCAGCATCAAACTTCTTATAACCTTCTTCAGTCTGTTTGCTTTTCTTTTTATCAGCAGCAGTTGCCCGTTTAGTTTTAGGTTTAGTTCTATTAAACAATCCACTAACCTTTTTACCTATAGGGCTTTTCTTTAATCTAGTAAATGTACGACTTAGTGCTTGCTTGCCTTTAGGTGATCTACCCCTAGACGCAATAAGTTGTGCAATTAAAGCAGCATCAAGTGCAGCATGCGGCCCTTTACTTTTTACAGCATCCATCATAGATTCACGGCCTTTCATATTTACGGGCATATCATCTAGGTAGGTACGTTTTTTACCTGTCGGTTTTGCAGGTGCTTTCTTCTTAGGTGTAGCTCTGAATCTTTCTGGCCCTTTATACTGACCTGCGTCTGACTTTATTTTTGGCGCTGATTTGCTTTTTAGTATTCCTGCACCTGATGCCATTGCTCGTGGCGTTGCTTTTTTCTTAACAACTTTCTTAGGAATTGTTGTACCTTTAGGTGTACGCAATGCAGTTCTGTTACGACCGCCAGCAGTAGACTTAGGTTTAGGTAATGGTGTAACATACTTCTTACCGCCAACCCTAGCGTTCTTCTTAGCTATACGCTTTTTAGTAGCAGCCTTTGACATTTCCATCAAACGCTGACCACCTTTTTTTCTTCTACCGTAAGCCATGTCTTATACTTTCTTTTCTACTTTGCTGACACTGTGTCTGACAAAGATTGCTAGTATAGAGGTGACACCTACGTTAAGTGCTGCACCGATTTCCAGATCGCCTGTCAGAAAGCCGCTTATTGCGCCGATCAAACCAGTGATCCCCGTCCAGAATGTTTTACTCTTTAACATAATTTTTAATACACTTTTATTTCTTAACTAACTCTCTAATTTTAAGAATGATATAAACTAAAGAAGCTAAAGATATACCAACCTTTAAAATAAGGTCTATGGAAACCATCCAGTTTCCAAGACCTGTGATCGAAGCTAGTGTAACTTTAACATCATCTAAGTTCATTCTTTAGCTTCGCTCTCGTCGTCACTTTTAAATGACTGATTTAACAAACTCATAAAGTGATTTCTCGCTCCTACAGTTTGTTCTAAGTTGAAGTTGATCGAACGTGCTTTGTTGTCCAGATCAGCTACATGGTTTATAAGCGTAATCTGCTGCGCTGAGAGATCCGCTACGTTATGCTCTGTGCCGTCAATTGTGACGGTTTCCTCTTTTGGTGTATGTGGATTTTCGTCCATAAATTATTTAGCTTGAGTGTCAACTGGCTCTAATGTAGATGCCAGCATTTGCGTAAATCTTGCAAGCCCTTCCGCCGGTGGATTCTGCGTTGCTTCAACGTCTATTGAATAACGTGCAGAGAAGTCTGTACTTCTAGTATTTTCAGAGTGTGATGTAACTGTTCCAGTGTGAGATGATGAATGACTGCCTCCAGCAGTAACCCCAACTCCCCAAAAATGGCCACTAACTTCAGCATGGCCTTCAGTTTCTGAGTGATTTTCTTGTTTGTCGTCGTGTGAATCTTTGTGTTCCGAATGGCTTTTAACTTCCATATCAAAATGTATCTTAACATCTGATATAGATAAGTTAGGTATCGTAACCATAGAAAGCAACGGCATCTTAACCATCTGCTTCTGCGGTGTCGTACGTCCTTTAATAAGTCGTTCAACTTCTACATCAACGGTACGTGTACGAGTTTTCTTAGGATCATCTGGGTCTGGCTCGAAGCCAATTGACGATACGAAATCGAGTGTTACGCCAGCTAATTTCTTCTGTCCGGCAGAAGCGCTAACCAACGGGTCTACGATTAGTTCCGAGATCGGTAAACCTTGGAAGTCCTTTAATTGTGCATCATCTGCTCCTGCCATTTTATTATATTGTAGGTATTTGTTTAACTAAACCATCACCGATTCGTGCAAGCCCTTCAGCTTGATCGCAACCAGCAAATTTTATTCTAACATTAGCCATTTTGTTTCTACGTAACTTACTTAGACATCCTTTGGCTTCTTTGTCAAAATTCAAATCTATTTCAAATTCTATTTCGCACTCTGCAATCTTGAGTGCGTTGTGCGGTACAAGTGAAAAGA